AACACCTGTGTTAGACTCTTGTACAATTTTATTTCCTGTATATGGATCACCTCTTGTTGTTTCATCTTCTAAAACAATGTGGTCATCTGTCGTTGATGTACTTTCTTCTTGTGTAAAACCACCATTAACAACTGAAACTTTTGCTTGGGCTGTTCCTGAACTAAAATTTACGACATCATTAATTTCATATCCAGTACCACCATCTTCAACATAAATTTGGTCTATTGATCCTGTACCTATAGTATCTACTTGAATATTAGCGTTATTACCACCACCTGATACAACAGCAATATCTCCAGAATTATAAAATGAACCATCGTTTGTGATTGTTTTAGTATTAATTATACCCTTTAGTGTTAGTGTAATTAATATATCTTCATCTGTATTATCAACACCAGTTATATTTTGTCCACTGATAAAAGTACCAACGATAGAGTCTTTTCCTAAAACTAATTCTACAACTTGATTTCCACCTATTAAAAATGTGTTAACACTTTCTACAATAGCTGTTGCCTCATTAATACTATCATTAAGTGGAACATTAGCTTGTGTTATTGTTTGCCCCACTAAATTATTAGGATCAGTATTTCCTACAAGTGTACATCTAGCAACTCTTTGAGTGTCCCATTTACCATCTGAAGCTCTTAAAATATTTTCTTTAGGAAAAGTTATCTCTGCTTGTTCATTAAATAGAAGTTTAAAAAATATTTCACTTGCACGTTTTGTACCTTTTGCACGATATAGTGACTTTACATTTTTTATTAATTTTCTTTTATCAATACTTGTATTAAGTGTGTTAGAAATTGTGTTTAAAAAAGCATTTCTAAATTTTGTTAAAAATCCTTGAATGGTTTTGTCTGGATCAGGATAATCTAAAAGTTGTTGAATGTTTTGTATTGGATTTGCTCTATATTTTAAAATAGTTGCTTCAGCAGCGGATGATGAACCTACAATTAATTCACCTTCTATAAATTTATTTTGATGAGTAGTAAATAATCTAGCATTAGCATCAACATCTTCAATTAAAACTGTTGCTGTGGCACCTGAAGTTTGGCCTGTGATTGTTTCACCATTTATAAAATCACCATAACTTGTGTCTTCTAAAAGTATTCTATCATTAGCATCGTCACCTTTAACATTTGTTCCACTTAATTGTAAAAAATTATTTGTAGAAGTTTGTGTTTCTAATTGAATATGGTCTGGATCACCAATGTTGGTTAATGTAATTTCAGCAGACTCTAAAAAAGTATAATATGCTTTTACAAATTCTAAAAATAATGGATGGTCCTCAAGTACAAAGTCTGGTACTTGTGAATTTATTAAGTTTGATATTTTATCTTTTAAATTGGCCATTTTTCATTAGTTGTAACTGCTTGTTGTGGTATATCCTACACCAGCATTTGCTGAACCTCCAACTAATGTGTCAGCTTCTACATTTACTGTGCTGTTTGCCACATCAATTTCTAAAACTTGATTTCTTACAGGTACAATATCGTTTGAGTTTGGCTCTACTGTTAACTCTATTACAGTTGAAGCAACATCTCTAATATTTTCTATTGAAGAAATATTTAAACTATTTAAAACAATTTGACCAGTTGAATATGTTATAGTTCCTTGTGTATTATTTGCATATGTTCTTGTTTGACCAACTAATCGGTATCTTCTAACATTACCTTCACCATCATCATCCAAATACCAAACGTTAGTTGCGTCACCATTTATTTTAAAACCTGATGATTGAAGAATACCTCCAACGTTAGTTCTATGTCCTGTATGTGGATTGTAAAATGCGTTGTTGAAATTAATTGTATATTTTGTTGAACTGCCTATTGTAGGCAAAAAAGTTTTTCTAAATTTAACTGTAGTAACATTTGATAAAATACTTTCATCTGTATCATCAATTAAACCAATCAATTTTGAATGTCTAAACATACTATCAAATTTCTGAAGCGTATTTGCATTGTAATTTGTAATAGTGTTTATTACATCCGTTTTTAAAGTATCTAAAGATTTTGTTGTAGATTGTTCATCATACTTAACTGTTGTTGTTAAAAGAATTGATGTAGTTTCTGGATCAACAATTACAGGTGTAACAGAAGCAACTGAATATTTTTTAAGTTGAGTAACTATAGAACTTTTAGTTGTTTCTGTTAAATTAGAACCACTCGTTGGTAAGATAGAAATATAAACTCGGCCATAAAAAGGAGTGTCGTTATCCTCACCACCCCAAGCAGAAACAGCTTGTGTGTTAGCATATAATTGTTTAACTTTAATTTTATAGTCTTCAGTTGTTACTGCTCTATCTTGTGAAGAATAAAAACTAGGTGCATTTACTTTTATACTATCAACACTCTCTGGCTCTGAACCACCTTGTGCATTTGAATTTACTGTTACTGTAACATCAGTAAATCCTGAAATTGAACCTGCTAAAGTAAATGATGAAGCACCATTTGCTTCTGTCTTGTTGGTAACAACATAACTTATATTAATAATATTTCCATCATCTAATTTTTTTCCAATTACACCATCACCAAAATAAATTTCAAATTGTCCATCTTCAGCTTCTTGTAAAAAATAAACTTTTGATGTATTATCTAATTCTGTGATTGAAGTAGCTTTAGTGTAAGTATTTGATGTTGTATCTTCAGCGCTATTCTGTACAACGACTCTCATAGTCGTAGTATCGATTCTTTCTGATGGAATTAAAAATCTTTGGTCAACATCAGCAGCATCATAAGTGTACTGATAAGTTACATAAGTGCCCTCATAAACATTTAAACTTTGTGCTGTGTAAACACCATCAACTGGTGAGACAGTTGTGCTTGATGTTGTAACAAAATTATAAGTTAAATTATCAATAGCTGTTGTAAATTTTGTACCTGCAGGTATTGTAATTGAAGAACCTGTACCATCATTAATTACTAATTTTAAATCAGCGACAGGTGCTCTAGCAGAGTTGGGAGTATATCCAACTAATTTTGCTAATGAAGCAACACTACTTCTTAATTGAGCTGTATCAATAAACATTTCATTGGCAACAAAATTAGCATTGTAAGCCAAATAGTGAGTATTGTAAGCAAGTAGGTCTAATAGAATTGCTAATGAACTTCCTTCAAAATCATAATCTTTAAATTCGTTTTGATTGGATAAAAATCTTTTAAGTGAACCTTTTATATTTTCAAAATCTAATTCTGATATGTCTAATCTATGTTGTGCCATTTTATCTTACTCTTTGTAAAAATGTTGATACTGTAATTGGTTCTTCAGTACCATTTACTAAAAATGATACCATAATGTTAACTCCATTTTTTGCCTCTTCTGGAGATATTACAATATCTTCTACTGATACCCTTGGTTCAAATTTTTCTATAGCAGATGAAATTCTATCTTTCATAACTACCATAACAGGATCAGTAATATGTTCAAATAGAAATCCTCTTAAATTACATCCAAAATTTGAATTAAAAGGTCTTTCGTATTTGTTTGTTAAAATTATATTTTTAACAGCTCTTTTAATTGCCTGTATATCAAAAATCTTTGCAACATCCTTAGTAGAAGGATTTTTAGTAAAACTTAAATTCAAGTCGCTATAAATCCTATTTGAACGCTTACTTTTATTTGTTGTTGTTGCGTCATAGTTTGAGTAGGCCATAACAATATTTATATAGTATTACAGACCATTTACTAATACATTTAAAGAACCTGAAATCATTTCACCTGCGTCAGCACTATCAGTTTGCCGTCCCCATGGTAAACCACCAACTAATACATTTAATGAACCTTGATTTAAAGCTGCAACATGAGGAGTGCATGCTGGTGATGGTGGAAAAGGGTGTGCAACGGTAGGAGTGCCTTGTACAGCACAAGTTATGTTATTTGCTTTTACAGTTTGAACTAAAGACGTATCTAAAGAAGTAATACTCGAACAAATATGTCCAGTTGTTAAAAAATCACCCTCTCTTACGGCCATATTAACCTTTTCCTTGTCCGTTATACGCTTTCCAACTACGTTTTTTAGATTTATTCATTGATCCAAACTTAACACTTCGTTTTCTTTTAGATTGTGAAGTTGTTTTGTAAGTTTTTTCTCTTGCTACAAAGGTTTTACTTAATTTTGCCATTATTTACCTAACTTTTTCTTTCTACCTAACGGCAATTGTATAGAAGACACAATTTTTTTGCCTTTTTTACTAATATATTCAAATCCAATCAGTTGATTCTTAAAATTTTCTTGTACTGACTTAACAGCCTTCTTAAAACTTGTGTTTTCTTTTTTTTCTTCTTGTCCTGATTCGTTCCAGAACAGAAACTCACGCATTTTTGCCATAATTTCCTCATTTTTTAGTTAATTTTGTACTATTTATAACGGTTTTTGTTCTACTTTTGTTCTTTATGTGCCAAAACCTACGGTTCCCAACGTAAAAAAACGTCATTTTTTTGGTATTTTATCCCGAAAGTGCTTGAATTCCTTGCTCAGTCTGATATAGTAGCAGTATGAAAACAACAAAAACAAATAATATGAATATGGCAATTGTTAGAAACGTTGCATATAGACAAATCGGTAAAATAAACAAAAACATAAAAGAGATTATTGAAGTTGATA